CCCATATAGACAACGCTGCGGTGCGTGTCTTAGGTCTCCTCCGACTGGCCAATCGGAGGGGGGGTTTGTTCAACCGGTTGTCTCCGGGTTGCCTGGCAAGCACGTGGGTGTTCTGTACGCCACGTTGTGAAACCAGCTGCGGTTGCCAACCCCGCAGCACGCGCGACTTGTTACTAGGCACTAGTCTATCGTGAGGAACTCTGTGGTACCGAGTTGACGCACACGGCGCTCCTGTACGCACCCCCGGCCGCGCAATCCGCGCAACAAAGATGCAACCTTGGGCCCTCGGCAGGCACATGAGTTGTGAAACAACTCTGCGAGCTCACAGCTCGCCTCGCTCCAAGCGGGAATTGATTGATGCGAGTGGGTCGAGTTGCCCCGACACCATCTCGAACAGATAGTCAAGGGGCGTGCGGCGCCCCCCGCCGCCTGCTCTCTGACCTCGTCTTTGACTCAGACGGTTTCTAGCGGTCAACGCCGCGACACCCGACAAGGCGCCAACAATGGCGCCCGGCACCCTATCTTTGGCCTTCCCGACAGGGCCCGGTGCGGGGCCCTCTGGGCCCCCCTACTTGCCGCCGGCCATGACGGACTTATTGAATGAGTCCTGGCCGATTGTCTGCGCCTCCTTCGCGGAGCTCGCCATGGGGTGGTCTGCGTCCCACCGTGTTCCAAGCTGCAAGATGCACCGCAGGTTGTAGCCTGCCGGCACGGTCAACGCGGTCGCTGGGATGACCACGTTCTCGAGGATGATCCAGGTGACGGTCATCGGGAACGCGAGGGTCCCCGGGGAGCAGAAGGAGTTGAAGTGTGCTCCCGTGGACACTAGGCCTCTCCACGAATTGAACTCGGCGTAGGTGAGGGCGCTCCGTGGCACGTTCGAGTAGGCCTTCGTGTTGACATACATGCCAGGAGAACCAGGCACGCCGTTTGTCTTGTTGATCAACGAGTCAGCAGTCAGGTACAACTCATTCTCCGACGGAGTAGCGGTGGAAAAATACTCGCGCTCATGGTTCTTGATGATGTAGATGGCCCCGGAGGAGAGGCCGTCCGGGGTGGTGAGCGTGAGCATGAATCCGTTCCGCCCTGGCTTGGAACTCGTGAGCCCGTTTCCAATCGCTGGGAACATTGGGCAGGCGTACGTGACTGTGGTGGGTGCGGTTGTCACCCCAGATGTCACCACCCCAAAGTCCAGAAGAATGTTCGACGACGAACCGTCATTGCACACCGCCAGCATCCTCCTCTTCGACGCCGCAGTCGTAGAGGTAGGGTTGGAGATGGGCACGGTCACTGAGGAGGACAGTGGGGACCACTTCCCGTCGGCAAACAGAGTTGGAATAGGCGCAGCCAGGTTGCGCACAGAAAACATGTTCGAAGGCATAGCTCCCAACTTCGTCTTTGGCTTCGCTTTGGGACGATTGTTGGCGGGGGCAGCAGCTGGGGCATTCCCACGCCGCTGTCGCTTCCCGACAGGCTTCTTCTTCGCTGCGGCCTTCGGCGCGATGCGCGGGCCGTTCTTCCCTCTTGGAGGCATCCCCTCTTCCTCACGACCCGCACTTGGGGGTCACTTGTGCTTATGTGCATACACTATGTGCACTACGACGCCGCCAGTGAAACAGTATTGTCATGCAAGTGGAGACCCCCACAATGCACGAAAGGGCTAAGCGTCTACATACCGCACGATCGAGTGCGCTGCTCTAACTCACTATGAATCTCATCCTAACGGTATCGCTCATATCTCCTCAGTCGACAGCTCGCTGCACCGGGGCTCAAGAAACCGGCCGCTGCTACGTTACACCCACGGACACGCACTTGATGGAGTATACCCGGTGAGGGCATTGACTACCGCGTGACATGGTGGGGAGAATGCAAGGTTTTCATCCTTGTGACACCCCCTACTGATTCGATAAGTATCCTCCGTCTCGAGGCCGATCTTGTCCACAAGCTGTGACTCTGACCGATATCCTCTCCCGTAGTATTTCCTTTCGCCCGCTGCCAACGCACCGCGCATCACTGCTCGGGCGCCAGTTTTGACCACCAGAAAACGCATTTCTGGTACCCAACGGAGAGGCGTGCGTTCAACATATTTGTTACCCGCCTGGCAAGGGCGACCGACCGGACGAAGTCGGCAAATATGGGCCTTCACCCCAGGTCCTCCGGTGACAGGACCACCCGGCTAAACACTCCGCGGTGAGTATCACGTAGTGTATAAGAATAAGGCGACTGCCAGATGATATTCATCTGATGGGTCTCCGACCAGCCCAATCCACCACCGGCCCCGTGCCTAATAGGGGTACATCAATGCATCTCGTGGCTGTATGCAAAGGGTGGAAACAGTCTTCTCCGCCTGGGCATTTCCTCCCAGACGCCCCCGACTTGTGAAACATGCGCGCGGGGTGAAACATACCCCCCCCAACGGGGGCTCACTTCCACGAGGCTGGGATGCTGAGGGCGTAGCCCTCGAAGTCACCCAGTCGGTCGAAACTCCACTCGTAACCTCGGAAAGCCTCGAGCTCGGCATCAGTCTGCACGAACCCTAGCTGCCTGAGGCGTGAGATCTCTGATGGTAGGTCGCCTTCGACGTTCTGCTTGAGGATGTCGACCTCGATTTCACTAAGGGAATGTCCACCTTCCCCGAAGTGTCGCATCGATGCTTCCCATGTCTCAGTTCCCGCAACGCATGCCTCTAGTTTCTCCGGCCTCAGAGATTGGGCGTAGTTGTAGTACTTCATTGAGACAAATGGCAGCAGGCCGGCGAAGTCCGCCGCGCGGGCAATGGCCGCTGCATAAGCTATCGATTTCACGGTCTTGACGTCTCCCTTGCGGAACGCCTCTCTTGCGGAGCCTGATACCGAGGTGCCTCCCTGCAGCAACGCTCGGCTCAACTCTGGCAAGTAGGCTTCTGCACAGCTTCCATCCCGTTTCACCGCTATGTTATAGCCAGCGAACGTGGCGCGACCCTTGCACTCCGCCTCTTGGCAGAACTTCAACACCATGTTGAAGCCCCAACGCTCCCACCAGCCGATGAACTTCGTGTAGAGTTCGTCACCGCGCTGGATGGCAGGGAAAAGTGCGCAGAGCGAATCGTCGCCCTCGAATATCCCATTCCACCATCTCTTCGTTCCTCTGCCCTCATTGGCTCCGGTGACATCGTATGCCATCCGCGCCTCGCATCTGAGGAAGCCCTCTGGGGCTCTGAAGATTGAGCACACCCACATGGTGAAGTTCACCCACCAGTTTAAACACGATGTGCCTCGGTGGCCACTCCTCCTGATAGCTGAAATCGTCGCCCGCACCGCTCCGAGGTGGGACTTGAAGAACAGCTTGAGGGTGCCTCCTGCACACGCGTCCAGATGGGCTTGATGCCACTGTTGTGGCACGACCCCATGAGTGCACATGATGGCAGCGATGTGCGTCAGAATGGGATTCTCGACGGCGTCTCGCACCTTTTCGCTGCACGTGGTATCCCACGCAGACCCGTCGCCTTCTATGAGCGCGGCTTTGTGTCTGGTGAGTGCCTTGATGCCGTCCTGAATTGCTTCACGTTTGCTTCGTCCTTTGATGGACTTAGGCTTGAAGCGCTTGTACAGGAGGTCTTCGAAGCATTTGACCACGATCAACGAGAACAGCTGGCCGCTGTCCCCGTCAGCTATTAAGAATCGCGGGGGTTTCCCCTCGGGCATTGGTTCCAACTTAAGCGCCGCGGCCATTTTGAACTCTGGCTCGACCTGTTGGTACGCTTGCTCGATGGATCGGAGTGCTCTGCTCAAGGTCCATTTGCCTGAGACCAGTTTGCAGAGGTGGAGTTCAGTTGTGATCCACTCTTGCACCTTCTCCATCGACCAAACCGCGTCTGGGCCGTACATTGCCGCGTTGATGAACTTGCCAACCTTCTGGTAGTCCTCTTTCGTGGCTGTGAC